GCGTCTCAGACTCAATGTTCATCTTTATGATTCACGAACGACAGACCTCGATATGCTCAAACTTGAAAGTCCTGGGACAAATAAGAAGACGGGTATACTCTTGTACACAACCGATAACTACGGTGGATATGTTAGAGGTTTCCGTAATTCGACCCATACGACATCTGGGATCACGATTGGTGCGACCAATAATAGTACGGACGCGGATGGACTCCACATTGTACATACGAGTAATGTGGGTGTGGGTACGGTTAACCCCATGACCAAGTTTCATGTCTATGATGGTGTAGCGCGTGTAGAGCATTCTTCGAGTAATGCTATAGTGGAGTTTAAGACAACTGGTGGTGATTCTAATATTTATGGGGATACACTCGGGAATGTGTACGTACAACCACATTCCACTGAGACATTCGTTGAAAGTAACCTAACAATCAGAAACGATCTTACGGTACAAGGTGCGATTGATTTTGGTAATGAGGTCGCCATCGGTCTTGCTGGTGCCACAGCGAATACATCCCTTCATGTGAATGGTGGTATAATCACTAACTCGGATGGTGTAGCTGACAAGAAATATTCAAATAGTTTCACACTAACGGCTGGTCAGGGTAAAGATATCACATTGACATTCGCGAATGGTGCATTTTATGCTAAATGTGTTATGATGTTACGTGAGACTGCGACAGTTTCTAACTTGAGTACAATGATCCTCGAAATTCAGGGGGGTACAAGTAATGGAACGACATCGAGTCAAGCCATCGCCATCGGTACGAAGAATATGTTCGGTGGAACCAATGCCTATCCCTGGAGTCCTACAGTGACGACAACAGCAAATAAGATTACAGTCTTACCAGCTGATGGTGCAGCATCGGGACAAGAATTCGCATATGACATACACGTGGAACTTCTCTCTTCTATTGGCGGAAGTCTCCAAACGATAAAGTTTAATGGTGACACTGAAACTAAGAAAACCTTTACATACTAAATTTACTACGAGGGGGTGAGACCCCGCGGTAGACATAGTTCATTTACGCCCTGGTGGCATCAGAGACGGCTAATATAATTACGCCGGCGATGAATGCCATGATGACGTAATTCATTTCGGTTTCTTCGAGACCAATCTGAGGCATATCCTCTTTGATCTCTTCTGGCTCTGCAATAGACTTTTGTGTCCTGCTGGGAGGTTCCAGTTCCTCCAGCGGACAGTACGCTATCATTTATATAGTAATTAGAGATTAATTTCCGTCTTCTTCTTTCGGCGAGTCCGTTTGGGTTTGGTAGTAGCCCCGAAGTTTATCTCTTTGACCTCACCACCTGTGGAGTCACCCGAAATAGAAACAATATCAGATACATCGTCCTCCTCGGCGACACTCTCAGTCATGGGAGTAACCATTGTCGTGTTCATGGGTGGTGGTGGGGGCATCATGATACCACCCATAAGGCTTGAAATGTCCACCCCAGGTCCTTGCATCTCATAATTGCCGGTACCACCGACAGGGGCACCATCTGCAGAGCCTTCTGGGGCGCGAGTAGTGTTCTGCACGGCTGACATCATATTCTTGACGAGGTCTGGATTTTGTTTCATCACATCGTTCATGTTGGGCATGACCGACTTGAACATACTGTTTGTGAGGTGGAACATCATCGCCGAACCACCTAACATCATGATCATCTTGACCTCTGGTGCGACACTCACCTTGGAGCGGTACTTGACATAGAGTTCCTCAAAGACACCATCATAGTCATCAACATTTTCCATGACAGATTCAGACCAACCCTCGAGTTGAACCTCGAAGGGGTTGTACCTCTTGTTGAGGAACTCTAAACCAGTCACACATGCGATCAACATACGCCGGGAGAAGCGTACTGACTGTTCCACATCGATGCTATAGGTAATTCGCTTCACCTCAGACCTCAACTCATCGACATTGGAATAGGCGTTGAGTCTTTTGTTCACTGCAAATCCCTTCTTCTCCAGACGACCAAGTTTATTGATGAGGTCTGACTTTTCTTCGTCAATCGAGGTGTACCCCTTAGAAGGCTGATCCTCTTGGGATCCTGGACCTTCCATGGGTTCATCGTCATAAAAAGTTGGTTCATCCTCACCATAGTCAATCTCCTCATCCTGCTGAGGTTGAGGAGGGGCAGATTGTTTATTAGGATTCACAAAAGCATCCATAGCCTCTTGATGTTGCTGAGGTGGGGGGCGGTATGCCGTCTGACCAGGTCGTGGTACAGGTCTGCGACGAGGAGCCGATATCTCAATCTCATCCATCAGAGCCTGCTCATCAGCATCTAATTTCATCACAGTAGTATTTCCTCGGTCGAGAATAATTTCTTCGTCCATCTACTCTCTATGTAGAAACTAAAAAAAATATCTTTAACGCACTTTAAAAAAATGTATACATATAATAAATGTTCAAGCTAAACCAAGCGAACCGTAATGGGATTACTTCCATAATTGTTATGATCCTGCTGATCGTCGCCCTCGCGCTTACCCGTAATGCGAGTGCTTATCAACCCAGGCCAATCAGGATCAAGACTGTGAGTGAGGCGTCAATCTTTGATCTCAAGTCAAACATTAACTGTGTCGCCGGTGGTGGTAAGGATGATGAAGTCTATTCGATGGGTCTCACCCCAGGTGGTTTATGCGGTGCCCAAAAGCTCGTCGCCGACCATGCTGGGTACGCGATTGAGGATGGAATCGGTGGATCTTTAATCTAAGCTAACTATAAATGGCTCTCATTACTTCTCCCACTGAGACAATTCCAGATCTCAATTACGAGTATCATACTATAACAGTTGACACTATCGGACAGGAGAGTGCGATACATTCACATGCTTTCTCAACAGCCACTGAAGAATGTTGTTCAGCTAGACTTTTTGCCGCTCGTATTAATTCTAATGTCGCCACCGAACACTGTTATGTATCTATCGATCAACTTGATTCGATTTTCAGTGACCGAACCCTCTAATGTGTACGATGGACAGCTCCCCTTAGTATTATTCGCAATTCATTCGCGAGTATTGTAAAGTCTGAGATCTCGTTATTAACTATAAAGATGAATACCCAATTGTAACACAATATATTGATCCAATTCGCCGTATAGATCGGTTAAATGTAAACATCCGAAATCAAGATGGAGTCCCCATTGTTCCCTCAACTCCCGCGAAAGATAACTTTCTAGTTCTCCGTTTCGTGTGTAGAAAACCTAATATGTAATTTTCTCCCCTTATACTAGTATACCATGTCAGCTGGTATTGTTCAATTGATTGCAATCGGTGCCCAGGATGAATACATCACTGGTGAACCTGAAATTTCTTTCTTTAGTTCAACATTCAAAAGGCATGCTAATTTTTCACAATCCATTGAAAAACAAACAATCCATGGAGCGGTGAAAAACAATTCGATGTCCAGTGTTCAATTCGAACGATCTGGAGACCTTCTCGGGCATGTATATTTTACACTCGATGATACCACCCAAGCCCTAGATATCCAACGATGGGACACGATCATCGATAAAGTTGAACTTTATATCGGTGGATCCCTCGTGGATACTCAAGATGCAATCTTCACCGAAAAAATTGCTATCGATACGTTCGCTCAAAATGTTTCCAAGAGTGCGTTAGGTACACACCCCGGTGTAAGTGCCCGTTCTTATTTCTACCCCCTGCGCTTTTTCTTTTGTGAAGGACCCAAATGTGCACTCCCCCTTGTAGCCCTGAATTATCATAACGTCGAAATACGAATTCACTGGGCGACTGCAGCCTCTACTTATAATATAGAGTGCTTTGCGAATTATTACTATCTCGATAATCAGGAGCGTGGTAACATTGCTTCAAGAAAGCATGACCTTCTCATCACCCAAGTACAAAAGAACATCGCATCACGGAGTCTTACACAAGATTTGAGTTTCAATCACCCAATTAAGTACCTCGCATCTTCAGACACCACGACCAATGGTGCACTTACTTCACCCACGAATAAAGTCAAATTGAACATCAACGGACTTGATGTCGGTAATTATAAGTGGGGTAAACCACATTTCATTGATGTCACGAGCTATTACCACACAAACTTTGTGACTTCCCCAGACTTCTTTCTCTATTGTTTCTGCCTCTCAACAAGTTCCCTCCAACCTACAGGCACTCTCAACTTCAGTCGCTTAGACTCAGTAAAGATCATGAGTGAGTCCATGCCTATAAACGACCCTATATACGCGGTGAATTATAACATCCTCCGCATCGAGAATGGTATGGCTGGACTTTTGTATGCAAATTAAAATGCCTTACTATATTAAATGGTCAAGAACTTGCCGACAGTGGAGAGATCCACGAAAATTAGGTTCGGTAGGAATGCCCAAGAAGACCAGGGTGAGAATACGATCGTTTTTAACGCCAGTGATGAACAGATTGATGCGACACAATCGGGATCGGTGTACATGACCCCTTTACGTCAAGTGCTTGATATTTCCGATCGAGGCAACAAGATCCTCACGTATAACCGAGATACAAAAGAGGTGTCTGATTCGGGGGTGGCTGCCGTAGACGTTTTACAACCAAATTTACAAGCCACGACAAACCTCGGAAACACAACGACAAACACAATCGAGTTTAGGAATACCGTGACGAGTCTCGTGACGACCGCGAACGTAGGTATCGCAAATTCTTCACCAGTTCATACCCTGGATGTAGGTTCGAACCTCTATGTCGATGATACAGGTTCGAATGTCCTCGTCGTGAATGGAAATACAAACATTAAGGGAGATATCGTCGTCCAAGGAAACGCTCAAATCAATGGTGTCATCACTGTGATTAACACTGAAAACCTGACTATCACAGATGCCATAATAGAATTGGGAAGAAACAATACGGTTGGGGATACAACAATCGACCTCGGTCTTATCATGACTCGACCAGGTTCAAACGTCACTGTAGGATTTAGAGAAGTTGAGAATGAGATGGTACTCGCCTACACACAAAGTAGTGCGTATAGTAATACCATTACTCCACTAACATCTGAGATCCTGGATGTACATGTGTACGGTCGTGTTCTCACCGAGTCTAATGTCGGGATTATGAACACGAGTCCCGTTCACACTCTAGATGTAGGATCCAATCTTTTCGTGGATGAATATGGTTCAAATGTTTTAGTTGTCACTGGAAACACGAGTGTGAGTGGTGACCTCACAGTCGATGAGGGTTCATTTCACGTGAACACAGTGAACAAGTACATTGGACTTGGAACGGTGACCCCCTCTGCCAACCTTCACGTCATCGGTAATGTGTATGTTTCTTCAAACCTGACTGTGGATGGGGATACCCTTCACGTCGATGCGGAGAACGATTCAGTTGGAATTAACACTAAAAACCCTGATGCAGAACTCCACGTTGTTGGTAATGTGTATGTGTCTTCAAACTTGACTGTGGATGGGGATACCCTTCACGTCGATGCGGAGAACGATTCAGTTGGAATTAACACTAAAAATCCTAATGCAGAATTGCACGTTGTTGGTAATGTGTATGTTTCTTCAAATTTAACCGTGGATGGTGATACCCTCCATGTAGATGTCGAGGCTGACCACGTTGGTATCAACACTAAAAACCCTGATGCAGAATTGCACGTTGTTGGTAATGTATATGTTTCTTCAAACCTGACTGTGGATGGTGATACCCTCCATGTGGACGCCGAGGCTGACCACGTTGGTATCAACACTAAAAATCCTGATGCAGAACTCCACGTTGTTGGTAATGTGTATGTGTCCTCAAACTTAACTGTCGATACAGACACTTTCCATGTAGATGTCGAGGCTGGCCATGTTGGTATCAACACTAAAAATCCTACTTCAGATTTACATGTTGTAGGAAATGCGTATGTAAGCTCTACAACTAACTCTACAACAACAACCACGGGTGCTCTCATAATTGCTGGGGGTATAGGGGTTGCTGGGCAAATATACGGGCAACATGCGAATCTGGAAGATGTAGAGGCCGACAGTGTCACTATAACAGATTCAACCACTTCATCATCGGCTACAACTGGTGCACTCAAAGTTGTGGGTGGTATGAGTACACAAGAAAACCTGAATGTGGGAGCTGTCGCTAAGGTATTATCCGCGACTGACGCTACTTCTAAAACCACTGGTGCTGTAATCATTTCTGGTGGTCTTGGGGTCACCAAAAATATTCACGGTAAAGATATTTTCGTGGAGGATATCGTGTCCAATAGTGTAGTCACCCTAGACACAACCCAATCAACTTCTAACATTACTGGTGCTACAATCATTTCGGGTGGTCTTGGGGTTGCTAAGGGGATCTACGGTGCTACCGTCAACGCAACTGATCAGACAGATGCTACTTCTAAAACAACTGGTACTGTAATCATTTCGGGTGGTCTCGGGGTCACCAAAAATATTCACGGTAAAGACATCTTTGTGGAGGACATCGTCTCCAATAGTGTAGTCACCCTAGACATAACCCAATCAACTTCTAACATTACTGGTGCTACAATCATTTCAGGTGGTCTTGGGGTTGCTAAGGGTATTTTCGGTGCTACCGTCAACGCAACTGATCAAACGGATGCTACTTCTAAAACCACAGGGACTGTCATCGTTTCCGGTGGCTTAGGGGTGACCAAAAATATCCATGGTAAAGATATCTTTGTGGAGGACATCGTCTCCAATAGTGTAGTCGTACTTGACACAACCCAAGCGTCCTCAAACACCACAGGTGCTGTAATCGTTTCGGGTGGTCTTGGGGTTGCCAAGGGTATTTTCGGTGCTACAGTCAACGCAACTGACCAAACGGATGCAACTTCTAAAACCACTGGTGCTGTAATCGTTTCGGGTGGTCTTGGGGTCACCAAAAATATTCACGGTAAAGATATTTTCGTGGAGGACATCGTCTCCAACAGTGTAGTCGTACTTGACACAACCCAAGCGTCCTCAAACACCACAGGTGCTGTAATCATTTCTGGTGGTCTTGGGGTTGCCAAGGGTGTTTTCAGTGCTACAGTCAACGCAACTGACCAAACGGATGCAACTTCTAAAACCACTGGTGCTGTAATCGTTTCTGGCGGTCTTGGGGTCACCAAAAATATTTATGCTAAAAATGTAAATTTTGAAGATGTTGAAGCTGATAGTGTTACTATTACCGACACCACACAGTCTACCAATCAAACTTCTGGTGCCCTCATTGTTGCTGGTGGTTTAGGTGTATCTGGTAATGTACATTGTGGCAATCTCAGAGTAAATGGTAATGTGACTATTACGGGAAATACATTGGTTATCGATGCAAATACTCTTAGAATTAAAGATCCTTTGATAGAACTTGGTAAAATAATAATGATGGAGTTGATCTTGGAATTATTATGCATAACCCATTGATAAATAAAGGTAATGTCGCATTGATATACGACTTTTCTGAATCCGTATTTGAAATTGGACACACTCTCCAAAGTGCACAAGATACGACGATAAGTATAAACACATCTAACACATTGGATTGCCGTATAAATGGATTTCTTGATGTAACTGGTGCAACAGATGCTTCTTCTAACACAACTGGTGGTCTAACTCTTTCTGGTGGTCTAGGGGTTGCTAAGGGTATTGTCGGTGCTTCTGTGACTATAACGAATAGTACCACTTCAACTTCTGCGACAACAGGTGCCCTCAAGGTTAAGGGTGGTATGAGTACCGAAGAAAACTTACATATTGGGGGTGTTTCTAAGGTGTATGGTACTACCAATGCTACTTCGAAGACCACTGGTGCCCTCATTGTTGCTGGTGGTATTGGGGTCAGTGAAGATATTCACGGTAAGAATGCATTCATTGAGGATGTAGTTTCAAACAGTGTCGTCATCCTTGACACAACTAATGCTACTTCGAAGACCACTGGTGCCCTCATTGTTGCTGGTGGTATTGGGGTCAGTGAAGATATTCACGGTAAGAATGTATTCATTGAGGATGTAGTTTCAAACAGTGTCGTCATCCTTGATACAACTAACGCAACTTCTAAAACCACTGGTGCCCTCCTAGTTTCTGGTGGTATTGGGGTCAGTGAAGATATTCACGGTAAGAATGTATTCATTGAGGATGTAGTTTCAAACAGTGTCGTCATCCTTGATACAACTAA